TTCAGAATACAATCCCTCACATTGACATATTGACAATTACGGGTTTTATGAACGACGAGCAATTTGCACAACACGTTGCTCACTACCGAACACACAAGGCTGCATAAGCGGCCTTATCACAACAGAGGAAACAAAACATGGCTACTACACACAACGGATACGAAACATACGACCACTGGAACACAGCATTGTGGCTAAACAATGATGAACAGTTTTACAACTTGTTAAAGAACAAAGTTGAATTAGTTGTTTACATGGTTTGTACAAAGTCTCAGGCAGTATACGAGATACTTCGAGAACTGCCAGAAAAGACACCAGATGGTGCAACATGGGAAGCAGACACAATACTCGATTTAGTCGATGAACACTACCAAGAACAACTTCAGTACAGCTAAGGAGATTACAGCATGAAACTTAAGCAACTAGGCAGCAACACAACACAGGTCACCTATGACTTACACAGCGGACCAATGGACATACTGTTCAGCTATCAGACACCGGTTGCAGCATGGCTACCAAATAGAGGGTACATACGCTCACAAAAGAAGTTCAGCCCTACTACAACCAAACATATCAACCAATGGCTTAACGGTGCTGAAGCTTACGAGGTGCCGCAGTCAGACATTGAGGAACTAGTATCATGAAATCATCAGTGGACTATTTTACAAGCTTTGACATGAACAACGGCAAAACAAAGGTTTACTGCGGTTATTCAGACATAAACAGTGCACACATTGTGTGGCGTCAAGACGGGGACTATGTAGGCAACATGTTGATTTATAGCGACGTTAGTGACGCTTTAGAGGACTTTAATGCACGTAGAGAGTTTGCAGAAGCAATGGGAGTTTTAGACGATGTTTGACCAATGGCAACCATGTGTAGACATAGTGATACTGATAACAGGTGTGGCCTTTTGGTGGTCTATGTGTTCACTTCATGAGAGGTTCACAACTAAACCAAAAGGAGCAACCAGAAAGTGAAAAAACGTAGCCACGTTAGTGATTACTTTATGACTCAGGCAGAAGTTGCAAAGGTGTTAAACATAAGTAGGGCAGAAGTTCAACAAATTGAATACAAGGCATTGAAAAAGTTAAAACAATCTGGTAAGCTCTGGAAGTACGTAGGAGCAAAGGAGAACTAAAGATGACAAGAGAAACAGTGGACATTTGGCATGATGACTATTACGACAGGTTAGAAGGTAAAGGTATTTATGAACACTACGTAGAACCTGAGTACGATCCTAATGCTGAAGCTGACTATGGCCGCATGAGTGCTGCTATGGCTAAACTAGTGTTAACACTGGACGAACTTAACCACCAGGAAGAACTTAAGAAACAACGTATGGAACAGCTTGATAAGGCTATGCAACACCTAAATTATTTGACAAGGAGACTGTAACAATGGTTGAACAAATGATACCACCAGACCCAACTGACTACTTTAATCCTGAAGAAATGGACTACATGTTGTCAATGATTGAGGAATATGAAGTAGAAATGTTCAGACTTCAGGTAAAACATAGGCTGCAAGAGATGTCAAGAGCTGAACTTGAGCGTAATATGTTAGATATTTATGGGGAAGATTGGAAAAACTTATGAGATGTAAAGCATGTGATCGAATATTGGAAGAAAAAGAATTGTTAAAAAAAGACAACCAAGGAAACTTTATTGATCTATGCAATTACTGTTTATTTTCATCTATAGATATTAATATTGATAGCATTGGTACTATTACCGAAGATTTATTCTTGACAAATGATGATGACTATGATACCCTCTACTAAAGTAGTACTAAGGTACTACCTAAGTAACAACTGAAGTAGTTAAACTAAAGAAGTAAACAGAAGTAGTTAAACATTAGTAGTAAAACATAGTAGTAAACTACATAAGTACTCCTGTAGTACTTCTGTAGTACACCAGGAGACAACTTAAGTATGATTAGGGACGAGTTTAGTGTGTACGAAATAACTGGAGGTGACTACTCCATCTACCGCCTTGGCTACAGCGAGGCTAGAGAGGTCGCTAACGAGATTATGAGGTGTGACCCTTATGGTGGTATACCTTTTGTTTTAAAGCTCTCTATGGACACTAGAGAGGCTCCTAGCGACACTGTGAAAATAGACAGGTCAGACTTTGAACTATTTCTAGACAAAGTAAGTGACCCGTTTCCAACACCAGAGGAAGACTAACGTGAAACAACCAGACAATGACCATAGTAAATCCTTCGGTAATGACGAATCTATTCATAATGATGCTGAGATCATTGTTTACTACGAATACAAAGGTCCAGCTGAACCAGTACTAAAAATACCCTTTTGGTTTTGTAAGAGTGAAGGCGGTGACTTTAGTAGCTTTGAACAATCAGTTCGTAAAACAGCTAAAGCACTTGCAGAAGCATACACTCATTGGCCTGAAGGTTACATTCATATTCAAACTATTATTAACGAAGAGTACGTAAATATGGTTTGACTAGAGGCTTCAGTGTGGTATAATATTAGTATGACCAGGTAAACTGGTTGCAACCCAAGTAGAAATGGAGACTATTCCAATGGCAGTAATCGAAGGTATTTGTAACTTTAGCAACTTAACTCAACACGACATCTTCAATGGTCAGGACACGGGTCAGTTCTCTATGACCATTACTATGTCAGAGGACGACGCCAGTGAGTTAGCTGCTCAAGGTGTTAAGATTAAGGACTACCAAGGTGCTAAACAGCGTAAGTTCAAAAGTCGGTACGACGTTAAGACATTTGACGCTGAAGGTAATCCTTACGGTGGTGAAGTACCTTACAACTCAAAGGTACGCCTGAAGTACAAGCTAGGTCAGCCACATCCTGTACATGGTGTGTCTACTTACCTGGAAGCAGTAAAGGTGTTAGAGGAAGCAGAACTTGAACTTGGAGAAGCTGCAGACTTTTAAACATGGCTAACTTTGTAAGACATGAAGGGTGTCCCAAGTGTAATTCTTCGGACGCCCTTGCTATTTATGACGACGGCTCTACACATTGCTTTAGTGCCGTTTGTGACTACCATACAAATGGAACAGGTGACATGTCCGAAGTTATCCCTATAGCGAAAGCAAAGCCACTTCAGATGTTTGGTACAGTGGCAGCAATACCCAACAGACGAATATCCAAAGAAACCTGTATGCGCTTTGGCGTAACCGTTGAGTACGGTACTACAGGTGAGATAGTTAAACACTACTACCCTTATTACGACGTTAACACTGGTGAAGTGTGTGCAGCTAAGATTAGGGAAGTAAAAACCAAAAACTTCTTTAGTAACGGAGACCCAAAGAATGCTGGGTTCTTCGGACAACAACAGTGCACTACTAACAAGTTCATAACAATCACTGAAGGTGAACTTGACGCTTTAGCAGTGTTTGAGATGTTTAACAAGCAGTACGACGTGGTGTCACTACGTGCCGGTGCGTCCTCTGCAGCCAAAGAAATCAAGCAACAACTAGAGTGGCTTGAAGGTTATGACCAAGTGGTACTTTGCTTTGACAACGACAAAGCTGGTGACGCTGCTCTGGAACAAGTCAAAGACCTCTTTAGCCCCAACAAGTTAAAAATAGTAAAGTTACCACTCAAGGACGCCAGTGACATGCTCATGGCGAACCGTGTTAAGGACTTTACGCAAGCATGGTGGAACGCAAAGGTTTACCGTCCTGACGGCATTGTAGCAGGGACTGACACATGGGACACACTGGTACAAAAGCGCCAAGTGAAGTCCATACCTTATCCTTGGAATGGCCTTAATGAGATAACGAGAGGACATAGGCCCTATGAGTTGGTCACGATCACAAGCGGCAGTGGTATGGGAAAGTCCCAATTTATCAGAGAAATCGAGTACGATTTACTACGCCGATGCGAAGGCAATATTGGAGTCCTGGCGCTTGAGGAAGATTTGGCCCGAACAAGTCTTGGTATCATGTCGGTGGCGGCAAACAGGCCCTTACACTTGGAAGAGGACACGCCAGTGGACGAGCTTCGGCCATTCTGGGAAGCCACATTGGGAACAGGACGTTACTACTTATTTGACCATTGGGGGTCAACTTCAGCAGATAACCTCCTCGCTCGTGTTCGCTACATGGCAAAAGCGCTTGACTGCAGGTACGTCGTTTTGGACCACTTGTCCATCGTCGTGTCTTCCCAAGAGTCAGGAGACGAGAGAAAAGCCATTGACGAGATTATGACACGCCTTCGTACACTCGTGGCTGAAACAGGTGTCTGCCTGTTCCTCGTGTCACACTTACGTAGGTCACAAGGTAAAGCACACGAGGACGGAGCACAGATAAGCTTAGGTGAACTACGTGGTTCACAAGCTATCGCACAGTTGTCCGACATTGTCATTGGTATGGAACGTGACCAGCAGAACGAAAACGAAGACATCAGAAACACTACTACTGTTCGTGTGCTAAAGAATCGGTATACAGGTGAAACTGGACCCGCATGTTGGCTGCAGTACGACAAACAAACAGGGAGGTTACAGGAAGTCGCAAATCCTAACATTGGCGAGGACTTTTAATGGTTCAAAAAAGTTTATTAACGTACGGACAAAGGCCAGACGTTTTAGAGAAAAAAGAATTCATAAGAAAATACAAAGTAAACAAAGGATGTCAGGAATGTGGCTACAACGATTTGCCTGAAGCATTAGAACTAGACCATGTTGACAGAACAAAGAAAAACTTTAAGATGTCAAACGGTCATGGGTATTCTTGGGACAAAATACATAAGGAATTAGAAAACTGTATTGTTCTTTGTGCTAATTGTCATAGAAAAAAGACAACGGAAGAAAAGGACTACTTAGAAACTAATTACGCAGAACCTGAAGAGCTGCAGTATGATTTATTTGGATCTTGAAGCTGACGGTTTAGACCCAACGACCATCTGGTGTGTCGTAACCAGGGAAAATGGTGTTGATACCGTACATACCACTCCAGACAGCCTCTGTAAGGCTCTAGAAGGCTCTGTGAGCGTCGTTGGACACAACCTAATAGGTTACGATATCCCTGTCCTAAAACGCCTCTGGGACGTTTCTGTGGCCTCTGAGCGTATAGTCGATACTTTGGTACTTTCACGTCTTTTTGACCCTAGCAAGTCAGGTGGTCACTCTTTGAGGAATTGGGGGAATGAGTTGGGCTTTCCCAAAGGTGACCATTCTGACTTTTCTTGTCTGTCGCAGGAGATGATTGATTACTGTATACAGGACGTAGCAGTCACTGAAGCAGTACACCAAAAGCTTCTAAAGGAGATGAAGGACTGGGAAAATAAGGACTGCATAGAGTTAGAGCATAAGGTACAGTGGATAGTACAGCAGCAAGAGACCAACGGTTGGCTTCTGGACCAGAAACTAGCTAATGACCTTTGCGCTACGTTTAAGGAAGGCATGAATGACATACAGTCCGAACTACAAGAGATGTTTCCACCCATTGTCGAAGAGAGGTATTCTGAGAAGACCAAGAAGCGTCTTAAGGACAAGGTTACGGTTTTCAATGTCGGTTCACGGCAACAAGTGGCAGAGAGACTTGAAACAAAAGGCGCAGTATGGACGGAACTCACGCC